TACATCAACAGTGCCAAGGTAACGGCTACCCGCAAATCTCCATTATTACCCAATAACAATGTTCTAACGGTCCCTAAAGGCGAGATGCCCTATCAAGCGGAGAACTTGTATGGTAGACATGCCTGCATCTGGTATCATACTGAGCTTAACCCGTACAACAACTGGGAGCGTATGAAACAGGAGCTGTCTGGCCGGTCCAGCCACGACATTAAGATCCGCGCTTATGGTTGGGCCGATCAGACGGCTGGTTCCGAGTTTCCCATGTTTGGTGACCATAACCTATGGAAAGGTGACGCAGAGGAGGTTATTCCTGACGGAAGCAACTACATGGCTATCGACCCAGCCGGTGCGCGTAACTGGTTTATGCTCTGGGCTAGAGTAGACAAGCACGGTATACTATGGGTCTACCGTGAATGGCCGGACCAAAGCTACGGGGAATGGGCGCTACCAAGTGATAAGGCCGACGGACGAGCTGGCCCGGCACAGAAGGCAGGTGCTGGCCGCGGGGTGAACGAGTACACTGAGCTTATCTGGAGCCTAGAGACAGCTGGAGATAAGCGTGAGATGATCGTGGACCGTTGGATTGACCCTCGGACCGCTGGAACTGAGACGATCACTAAAGACGGCGGCGTCACTGTGCTTGATTTGCTGGGTCAGGCGGATAATCCGCTCATCTTTACGCCATCAGCAGCCCTACCAATTGAAGAGCGAGTGCTCTTAATCAATGATCTTTTGTCATGGGATAGAGAAAAACCAATGGAAAAAGGTGTAAACCATCCAAAACTAATGATTCATGAGTCTTGCCAGAACTTAATTTATAGTTTAAAGGAATGGACTGGACAAGACGGGCAAAAAGGTGCTAGTAAAGATCCAATTGACGCTTTAGGGTATATGGTTGTTATGCAGCCGATATACTTTGGCGGATTAGATTGGGAAAAACAATCTAAACGAATGTCTATGACAGGAAGTTATTAACATGATCTCACCAGTTGACCCTTTAGCTATTGCTTCTGATACGCCTGACATCGGCGAGCTATTGAGCGAGTACAATCGCTCGATGATTAACTCGTCGCAGGGTAACTTGGTGACGAAGTTTGATAATATCCGTTTTGCTCGTTGGTCTGGGCAAACTGATGACGGAAAAAAGCATAGCGAAAACCGTCCAGAAGGCAGCCCGGCATGGCCGTTTGAAGGTGCGAGCGATGTTCGTAATCGCTTGATCGACTCGTCCTGCAATGAGCTTTCCGCGCTGCTCGTCACAGCCTTTCAGCGTGCAACCATTAGAGCATCCGGGGTGACGCTTGATGATGCACCGATGAGCGGCATTGCAACAAACCTTTTGCACTGGATTCGCGACTCCAAGATGCCGCAAGAGTTGCGCAAGGAAGCTGAACTTGGTGCGCAGTACGCCTTGCAGTATGGCTGGAGCGCGTTCTTTGTAGGCTGGCAGCAAAACATCAGCAAGCGCACACAAGAGATCACGGCGGAAGAACTCTTCCAGATGGCGGCGCAAGCACAGGGATCTGTGATTGCTGAATTGCCACAGATGATCCTTGATGCGCCGGACCAAGCTGCTGCAATTCTTCAGGCTGCTGTGCCTGACCTTGATGCTTCGGAAGCTAAGCGCATGGTCAACGAAATGGCGACCACTGGCCGGGCGACGTACGACCAAGAGTATATCAGCCGCAATCTTCCCGAGATCGTTGCGCTGAAGCCCTGGGATGAGATCATCGTTCCGCCAGAGACGGCTGACTTGCAGCGATCACGGGTAATCTATCGTAGGACGTGGATGTCTGAAGTTGAGTTGCGTGAGAAGATTACCACAGAAGGCTGGGATCCAGACTGGGTTGAGCGTGCCTTGCAGCAGATTGGCAAGAGTAGCTCGTTCTACAACATCAACTTGCTGCCTACGACAACCATGTTGGTTTACAACGGCGTAAACTACATGAACATGGTGGAGGTTGTTTATGCTTATACCAAGAGTCTTGACGGAAAAGCGCCCGCGATTTACTACACCGTTTTTTGTCCGCAAGCAGCCTCAAACCGAAAAGAAGATGCAGCATCGTGGGCTATCCATCAAAGACTTGATTACGCTCATGGCGAATACCCGTTTGTGGAATTTCGGCGTGAACAGTTGCGCCGCGCTATTACTGATACTCGTGGTATACCCGAGCTGGCTAGCACTGATCAAGACGAGATTAAGGCGCAACACGACTCCATCCGGGATCATACTGCCTTCTCGACTCTTCCTCCCATCAAAGTCGTCAAACGAATTGGTGCCATCAACAAGGTGGGTCCAGGAGTACAGCTTCCTGTCGTAAGTCCATCGGACTACAGCTTCATGGAGCCGCCGGCACGCGAGCCTACGGTTGCGTTTAACTTGATCAATCGGGTTGAGGCAAATCACGCTGCTTACTTTGGTACGATCAATCCCGCGGTCCCCCCGGCTAAGACACAGATGCTCCAGCAGTTGCTGGTCAATAGTTGGCTGCTTAGCTGGCGTAGCATCTACCGGCAGATGTTTGCTCTGTGCTGCCAGTACATGAGCCCAGAAGAGATCATGCGCGTCACTGGCGGGCAATTGCCGCAAAGCATGTCTGAGATTCACAACGAGTTTGACCTTAACGTCCGCTTTGACGTGATGGACATGGACAAGGAGTACATCGCGCAGAAGATCGACTTCCTTACCAAGGTTGCGCAGCTCGATACGGGTGGGGTGCTTAACAGAACGCGCCTTACCGAGATGATGATTCAAGCCATCGCGCCTGAGATGGCAAGCGAGCTTATCCTCAATCAACAGCAGGCTAGTGCGCAGATGTTCAAGGATGTGCAGAGTGACATTGGCATGATGTTGCTCGGCAACGAGGCGCTGTACCAAGAAAACGACCCGGCTGCACAGACTAAGCTGCAATACACGCAGCAGGTTATGCAGGCTAATCCGAAAGCGCAGGCTGCGTTGCAGCAGGACGAGAACTTCCGTGCGCTGTTTGAAAACTATGTCAAGAGCTTGCAGATGTCTGTTATGCAACAACAGAACGCGCAGATTGGTAGGATTGGTGTAACTCCTGTATCTCAACAGCAAGCTTAATATGGCAGGAAAGCCACAAGCAAAAAAACCAGAGCAAAAGCAGGAAAGCAGCAAAAAAGCTGCCGCAGAGCCAAGCTATGCTGATCTACTTGCATTAGCGCAGCAGAATTTAGAAAACAAAAACTTCCAAGCATACGGAAAAGTATCTGGATATGATGTTGCTGCTCCATATTACGGAGAACAAGCACAGTCACAGCTTCAAGCAGCTTCTGAATACGCAAAAATGCTTGCGGCAGATCAAGCTGCAAAAGTAACTATTCCAGAAGAGTATTACGCTAATTTGCAGCGACAGGTTCCAGTTTTAGTTGATGCGTATGTTCCTTCATATAATAAAACAAAAGATTTTATTGGAATGCCATCGCTGCCTTTATTCAAGCAGTATAAAGAGCAAGGCGTTCAAGATGCGCTAAAAAACAACTTTTCCGCAGAAGCTTTAGTAGAGCCAGCGCTTTCTCAGAATTTAATAAATTATTGGCAAAGTACACTTGAGCATGAAGCTGGACACATTGCGGACGCAAGCGTTTCATTTGCAAAACGTCCACCTAGAACAGTTGGGGAATACGATCCTAGCACAATACGAAATCTAGGATACATGGCTCAAGAGAACCACCTTGTTACTGGACTTGGAAAAGTTCAGAGGGAATACTACTCGCAAACTGGCAAGCGGTTTGAGTCTCCTGAAGAGTTTAAAAACTTCTTGTTTGATCTTACGCAAAAGAAAGACACGGAAGAAGCTATTTCTGGATTTTCTGAGGAAGCAAAACGAACGCTTCGCTACCAGATAGAAAACGCCAAGGACGTAAAAACGTACTACGATAATTTACAGAAGTGGGAAAAGGGTATTCCAATTTTAAGAGGCTTTGAACCAATGAAGCGAGGAGATCCAGACTTGCTTGAAAAAAGCGCACAGTTGATTCCAGCCCTTGTGCAAGTTGACAATCGCTACAATTCTAACGTATGACGGAAAATCAAAAGGACGCCTTTGGCTTTTCAGGAAAAAACAATACTTGGAGCGAAGTGCTTAAAGTTATCGAGCAGCTGCAGGAACAGCACTGGATGATGGCTATAAGTAAAGATTGCAAAGGAGAAGATAGAATACATTCAGCGGGGCAAGCTGATGGGATTAACCTTACTTTGAGCACACTCATTGAATTAAGAAGACAAGCTAGAGAATTAAACGGCTTGACAATAAACGAAGATTTGGCATAACGCCACTAGCGGGCTAACCAGCGTTACTGGTTTGATTATATAA